GCCCAGCAGACCGTGACCCGCCCCACCGCGGCGATTTCCCTGGCCAAATTGCGCTTTGATCTGGAGGACCTGGCCTCGCCGGTGACAGAGGTCTCTTCTCTGATCCAGTACCAGGGCTACGACACGCTGCTGCAGCACCCCAATCGGGTCGAGGACGTCAGCATCGACTATCAGCGGCTCCTTGATGTGTTCGACCACGCCACGGGCATGCCTGTGGTGATCGATGTCCCCAGCCGGCCCTTCATCGTGCGTCGCCACCAGTACCTTATGCGCGATCGCACACAACTGACAGCGATGCGAGGCTGGCTTGCCGCTCGTGCCGGACGGCAGGTGCCGTTCTGGGTACCAACCTGGGAGCGTGGTCTAGAAGTTGCCCAGCCCATTGGCTTGAACGCCACGGAAATTCTCGTTCAGGCCCGAGGTTTCTCGACCTACTACCAGGCCATGCCCGGCCGTCAGGACGTCGCCTTCCTGCACAACGACGGTACCTGGTATCTGCGGCAGATCACCGCGTTCGAGTTCGTGGACGGGGTGGTGGAACGGATGCGGATCGACACCGCGCTTGGCGTCGCCAGCGCGCCGTCCGACTTTCGGATCGTCTGCTTTCTGGAGCTTGCGCGGCTGGAGAGCGATGCCGTGGAGATCTTCTTTGAAACGGATCGCGTGGCGCGCTTGACTTTGCCCATTCGGAGCATCAACGGATGACCTATTCGAGTATTGAAGCCAGCCCCCATTCGGGGCAGCCGGTCGAGTTGTACCGGTTCTCGCTTGGCGCTACCGTCTGGCGCTACACCTCGGCGCGTGATCCGGTGTCCTACAACGGCGAGAAGTACACCCCAGCACCTATCCGGCGCTCTGAGATCGAGCAGACGCAGGAATTCGGGCGCGCGATGCTCAATCTCGAGGCAGCGCTCGACATCGGCGTCGTGCAGTCCTTCATCGTGACGCCGCCCGATGGGGTCTTGTCACTGACCATGTTTCGTCAGCACTTGAGCGATCCGGCTGCCGAGTTCATCACTTGGTGGAAGGGGCGCGTCGTCTCCGTGGTGTTTGGCAGCGTCACGGTGCAGATGCGCTGTGAGCCGATCTTTACGACGCTCAAGCGTTCGGGGCGCCGAGCGAACTACCAGATCAACTGCCGCCATCCGCTGTACCACGGTGGCTGCAAGATCAAACCAGCCGAGTACAAGACGGCCGGGATCGTCGAGAGCGTCACAGGCTTGGATGTGACGGCCTCGGTATTCTTGCCCAAGCCGATCGCCTGGTTCGTCGGTGGCCGGCTGGTGGCTGCTGGTGCGCAACGAATGATCGTCGCCAGTTCCGGCGGCGCGGTGACGCTTTCAGCGCCCATTCCGGCTCTGAAGGCGGGCGACGCTTTTGAGGCCTATCCGGGCTGTGACCACACGCTGGCGACCTGCGCCACCAAGTTCAGCAATCAGCTGAACTACGGCGGCTTTCCCTACATCCCGGTGAAGAACCCCTTCACCGGAGACGCCATCGTTTGATGGATTCCCCATGTGGCAACACCTGATTGTCTGGGTGGTCACGACGGTTCTGTCCTCGCTGCTCGCACCCAAAACCAAGACCACGACACCGCAGCCCGGCAGTGTCGATGCACCGATAGCCGCAACTGACAGCCCGATCCCCGTGTTGTTCGGTACTCGCATGATCAAGCAGCCGAATTGCGTTTGGTTCGGCGATGTTCGAACGACGCCGATCAAGTCCAAGGGAGGGGGAAAGAAATGAGCGAACGGCGCAGCAAGCTCCAAATAGCGACACACATCGATGCCAAGGCGCTGGGCTACTGCAATGCCGGTTTGCGCCGTTGGTTTCCGCGTGACGGCGTGACTTTCGAGGATTTTCGGGAGCAGGGCGTGAGCACCGCCTGGTTGCGGGACACCGGGGATGCAATGGCGATCCGACTGGCCGAGTACGCCGAACAGCAGGAACAGCAGGCCATGTCGGTCATGCGTGAAGGAGCGAAGGCATGAGCGGCGGCGGAAAAGGCGGCCAAAGCGTCACTGTCGGCTACCGATACTACGCAGGAATGCATCTGGCGTTGTGTCACGGCCCGGTGGATTCGCTCAACAAGATCGTGGTCGGTGAGCGCACGGCGTGGGCTGGGTCGCTCACCTCCAGCGGTCAGGTCGCCATCAACCAGCCCAACCTCTTTGGAGGTGACGAACGTGAGGGGGGCATCGTCGGTCTCGTGGACTTGGTGATGGGCAGCTCGGCGGACGGGCAAAACGACTATCTCGCGTCCAAGCTCGGCACGCAGTCTGGCGGGGTCATTCCGGCCTTTCGCGGCGTGGTGTCGCTGGTTCTGCGTCAGCCGCAACTCTCGGCGATGAACCCGTACCTCAAACCCTGGAGCGCGGAACTCACGCGGATCCTTCGGCGATCAGACGGTTCACCGCAGTGGTACTCCGACAAGGCGAACATCGCTGGCGACATGAACCCAGCACACATCATCTATGAGTGCCTGACCGACCGCACTTGGGGCCGGGGCTATAGTTCGGCCGAGATCGACGACGCCTCGTTCCGTGCTGCAGCCGACACGCTCTACGCCGAGAACTTCGGTCTCTCGATCCTTTGGGATCAGCAGCAAGACATCGAGGCCTTTATCGAGCGCATCCTGCAGCACATCGATGCCTCAATTTATGTGAGCCCGCGCACTGGCCTGTTCACCCTCAAGCTGACCCGCGACGACTACGACTCGGCAACGCTGCTGGAGCTGAACCAGACCAACGTCATCCAACTCGAGTCATTCGAGCGCACCTTGCCCGAGGAACTGATCAATCAGGTCACGCTGTCCTACCACGACCGCACGACCGACAAGAGCGTGTCGATCTCAGTGCAGGACATTGCGGGCATTGAGCGATCTTTGGGCGAGATCAAGGATGCCAAGGTGAGCTACGAAGGGGTGACCAATGGTGCTCTGGCTGCGCGTCTGGCCATGCGGGATCTGAGACAGCTGTCGTCGTCCCTGGCGAAGATCACGCTGGTCGCCAACCGCACGGCAGCCAGCCTCAACATCGGTGACGTGTTCAGGTTCTCCTGGCCCGAGTTGCGGATCCTGCGGATGGCGCAAATCAGCTATGGGACGCTGGCCGATGGCCGGGTTCGGATCACCTGCGTCGAGGATGTGTTCGGGCTGCCCGAGGCGGTTTATCTGGCGCCTGCCGAGAGTGGCTGGGTCGATCCCCGGCAAGCGCCTATCGCCGCAAACTTCGTGTCGGTGAGCGAGCTTCCATACTGGACGATTGTTCACGAGATGACCGGCGAGTCGGCTGCCGCCCTAGCCGAAATCGATCCGAATGGTGGGTTCCTGTCCGTCTCAGCCGTTCGACCCTCGAATGCGGCGATCAACTACGCGGTGCTGACCCGGCAGGGATCGGCGGCCTTCGAGAAGATCGGTGCCGGTGACTTCATCCCGTCCTGCGTGCTGGCGAACGACATCGGACAAACCGACACGGTGCTGAACGTGCTCTACGGGGTCGATCTGGATCTGGTGACGCTCAACACCTATGCGCAGGTCGGCAACGAGTTGGTCGCCGTGAAAGCAGTCGATCTGGCCGCCGGCACTGTCACGGTAGACCGGGGCGTGCTGGATACGGTACCGGCGAAGCATTCAGCCGGCGCCCGTCTGTACTTCGTTGAGGGCGGACAGTTCTACAACACGACCCAATACCTTAGCGGCGAGACGGTGCAGGCCAAGGTGCTGCCCGCCACCGGGATGGGCGTTCTTGCAGAGTCGTCTGCGCCGACGATCAGCTACACGTTCGCCAAGAGGCAGATCCGTCCCTATCCGCCGGGAAAGTTTCGGGTCAACAACCTCGACTACAGCCTGAGCTACATCACCGGGGAGGTGACAGTCAGCTGGGCGCACCGCAGTCGCGTGCTGCAAACCGCCTATCTCGTGACGCAGGGGGAATCGAATATCGGGCCGGAGCCTGGCACCACCTACACCGTTCGGATTTATGGCGAGGCCGGGACGCTCAAGCACACGCAGCCGGGGCTGACCGGCACGAGCTGGACCTATCCGATGGCCACTGAGATCGCCGAAGGCGGCCTGAATCGGCCTAACGAGAAGTTGACCGTCAAAGTCGAGGCGGTACGCGACGGTTTCACCAGCTGGCAGGCCCAGCAAATCGAAATTCCCGAGTGCCGGGGCTACGGGATGTTCTACGGGGCAAGTTATGGGGAATGAGCCCACCAAATTTCTTTGGGGAGATTGACATGGCTGCAATGCAAGGCCCGAATTTGGGCATGAGCTACGGCTGGACTGCCCGCGAGTCGGGATGGAACGCTGGTATGGATGCCAACCTGAAACTGCTCGACGCGGTGCTTCAGTTGTCTGTTAAGTCGCGCTCGCAAGCCGCACCTCCGTCGACACCCGCTAACGGTGACCGCTACATCGTGGCTGGGAGCCCCAGCGGCGCCTGGGCTGGCAAGGCAGGGCAGGTTGCTCTGCCAATCGAAGGAGCATGGTTTTTTTACCCCCCGAAGATAGGCTGGACCTGCTTCATCGAAGACGAGGGCGTGCTCTCGGCCTACAAGGCCACAGGCTGGAGCCCGGGGCTTGCCATCTGACCATTTCCTCTCGCTACTACCTGAACCCGCCCACGAGGCGGGTTTTGTATTTCTGGAGACTTCACATGACCGATTCCGAAAAACCCGCCCTCGTCGAGAACATGCTTCTCTTGCGCAAAGAGGACTTCGATGACCTGCTCGACCGTGCTGCTGAACGGGGTGCCGAGCGCTGCCTGGCCCACCTCGGCCTGGAGAACGGCCATGCGGCCCGCGACATCCGCGAGCTGCGTGACCTACTCGAAGCCTGGCGTGATGCCCGCCGCACGGCGTGGCAGACGACCATCAAGGTCGTGACGACCGGCGCCCTGGCCGCGCTGCTGGTGGGCGCTGCCATCAAGCTCAAGCTGATGGGAGGTGCGCAATGATTGTCAAGCCCAGGTTCAGCCTGCTGGAGAACTGGCGGCGTGTGCTGCGCCGCGCCTGGAGCATCCGCTTCTCGCTACTGGCCGCTGCGTTTACGGCGGCGGAAGTGGTACTGCCGATGCTTGGGGACGTGATGCAGGTTGTGATGCCCAGGGGTGTGTTCGTCCTGCTGGCCTTTGTTGCCAGCATCGGCGCGACTCTGGCCCGCATCGTGGCGCAGCCGGAGATGCACCGATGATCCGGCTGCCATCACCCATGGTGCGCAGGTCGGTGGCCGGGCTTACGCTGTCGGCCGCGGCCTTGGTCGGCATCGTGCTGCACGAGGGGTACACC